TGTGGATCATCTCATTGGGGAAATAGCAGCAGAGGTCAAAAAAGAATTTTTCCATCCTCTGTTGCCTGACCTTTGTTCTGAAGTCCATGACATAGATCTCTCGATGACCGCCTTTCTGGATCTTGTCAGTGACATGAAATACCAAGTCAGTTGCTGTTGAGTATAGCTCTAGTGTGACATTTATGTCTTTAAGTTTAGACCTAACCAGGAAAGGGTCTGTCAGTTCGAATAAGGGTTCTAGTTGATTAAAGAAACTTTCACGCTTTGCCCCTATCTCTTGTAACACAACAACATGGCCCTTGTCACCGAAGAACTTTGTTCTGTCAGAGGATCGCATTCCTGTCCCAGTGGCTATTTTGGTAACGGGTTGACTGTTATTCTTCCTAAATTTGTACAGCAGGTCTGACTTACCGACTTTGCTACCCAAGTAGGCACCAGCAAACTTGCCCACTGTGTAACAAATCTCAGGATCATACTTGAAATCATCAGAAAATAGCGTGGGTGTGTCCTTGATATCCTGATATTTGACCCACATGCCCCTCTCACCTGTCTCTGAATACAAACGCCGATACTCGTCATTGATCTCTTCTACGGAGCGTATATTCATCATTGCTTCTGAAGACCTTTCGACTGGTGCCTTGGCCATAAAAGTTGTGACATAAATGGAGTTAGTCCAGTCGTACAGATTAGTTATCTCTTCACCCGTATAGATGTCAGCCAGCTCCAACTTGTTTGACCTGCTCAGACCTAAAACAGTCTCAGGAGACATTGTGCGAAGCGTCGCGCACCTACTAAAGTACTTTGAGTAATTTCTAACAACACTTAATCGCAGGTACATTTGGTAGTAGTCGTAATTGAAGCCAGAGATCTCAGGAAGCATTTTTGTTACACCGCTTATTGTGCCCATTGAGTTCGCACTGAGATACCTTTGCAGGTGTAGCATTTCCTCAGTCTGTCGCCTTTGATGAAAGAAACACAAAACTTTTGTTGCACTCAGTCGCAGCGTCTGGTCTCGGTTAGGTGACGATAGAACATTTAGGAGCAAGGAGCCCAGGACAGATTCTATGCACGTAAGCCCTGCGGTCAAAACGCTTTCATGCATGAAAGCCCAAGGGGTGACGCAATACCTTGTGTCTCCCACACTGAAGTAATGACTTGAACTCCCCAACCCATCGCCGTAGAAATGAGGGGATCCCGGGTACATGGGGTAACAAAGCCGATACATCTTACTTTTCCCTGTTTTGTATATCTTCTTTCCTCCTTTAACTATAAGCATGACATCTGAGTACCCGAGTGAGCTGTACATCAAGTAATTAGAACGCAGGCTAGTAGTAGAATAGTAGAGCAGCTCTTTGCATAATTTGTGAACAAGCATTAAAGATGAAGCCAAACCAGTACTTTGAAGCAGCCGCTTCATGGGTGAAGCGTCCTTAATCATCTCTTTCTTGAGGGCAAGTAACACGTCAGCATCTGAGCCCAGTAGTTCAGGATACAGCTCACAATGCTGCTTTGCACTGATTTGCAGAAGGCATTTAACAAGGTTCGAAAACTCTGACGACAAAGTTTTGTAGTCCTGAGACTTGCCGTCTAGACCTAGAAGGCCCACACCCTTAACTTTGTGGTCTCCTTCTGATCTAAAATGTGACATTTCTTCTGAATTGATTGCTTTGACCGCTTCTTTGTCTAGTCTTATTGCTCTGATCTGGGTCCTGTACTTCTTTGTCAAGCTTAGTTTACGCTCACTGTAAGCCCTAGTCGCTTTTTGCCTGCTATCCATCAAACCTTGTAGCTTCGGAAACTTTTCTTCGGGGAATTTCAAAGTGACATCCTTACTTTTGGTCACGGAGAACAACGACATTAGTGCTCTAGTCTCACCTTGGTCTGAGGTCAGCTCCTGGAAGTAATCTTTGATTGCAGTCCAAGAGGCGCTAACGTCCTTCAAGAGATCTTGCAGAGCAACATACTCAGAGTGAGGCATTTCAGGCTTGGGGTCAGGCGCCACCTTTGACTCGCTGGCCAGTGCTAGTCTGAAACTGCTAGATATTTTTGACAAGGGGGTCGATAGTGCCGGTCGGCCATTCGTTTCTAGTGGACCTGACAAAGGCAGGATCCAAGAGCTTCTGCACTTGTAAATGTGATCTTTGTTGTCATCAGTCAACCTCTTGGCAAGGACAGACAGAGACTGTTTCACGTCTGATGGCCTATTGGTTGATGCTGCCATTATCATGTCAAGACCTAAGCTCTTTGCTTTCTCAATGGGGTCTTTTGCTTCCGATATAGGCCTATAAATTTGTTGTAGGCATCCGACAAGGCGTTTCTCAACTGCAGCACAGTCGACATGATCATAATTAAGATCTTTAGAGGCAGTCTTCAACGTGAAACCACCGCTGCACAACGGGGCATTACTGCTGTCAGGGTGTTGACTGGTAATCCCCTTGATAAAACCGGTAAATGACTCGAACATCATCTGCAAAT